TACTTACAGAATGGATTAGAGATATCAGAGTATAAGGTATCTCAAAAATCTATTTATGATAACAGTACTATTACTATTTTAAAAATAGACCCAGAGAAATATAGTTTTCTCTTATTTAACGAACAGATGAAAACTGTAGAACAGACAGCAAAAGAGAACAATCTTGTTGCTACTATAAATGCTGGTATGTTCCAACGTAACTACAAGAATATGGGTTACATGAAAAACTATGAGAACTATAACAATCCTATGCGTAATAAAGATAAAGCTATATTAGCTTTCAATAGGAAAGATGATAGTGTACCAAGAGTACAAATCATAGATACAGAACATCAAGACTGGAATGAACTTAAAACTAAATATCATTCATATGCACAATCTATCAGAATGATAGATTTAAAGCAAAAGAATGTATGGTCTTTACAAGACAAGATGTGGAGTGTAGCTTGTATTGCTATGGATAGAAAAGGGAATGTATTATTAATACATTGTCGTTCACCATACAAGATGCACGACTTCATAAATATTATGCTACAATCACCATATAACATACGAAATATGATGTATTTAGAAGGTGGTCCAGAAGCATCACTATACATAGAAACTGATATAGCTATACAACGTAGAGTAGGTAGCTATGAAACAAGTTTTAGAGAAGACAATGCTAATAATTCATATTGGTATATACCTAACACAATTGGAATAAGAAAAAGATGAAAATAGGAGATAAGATTAAAGTATGTGATGATTACATCACAAAGATTACAGCTATCAAATGGAGTATTAAATACAAGTGTAATTTAATATACTTTTTGAATGAAGATGGTGCTACAGCTTATGAGATAGACAGTGCTGTACAATTAGTAAAGCCTGGTTATGATGATAAGAAATATAAAGAGGGAACATTTAGGTTTAAGAAATGTACTGTTATGGTTTCTATAGATAACGGTAAATGGCATTTGTCTATAAGCAAACATAATGCATCACCGAGTTATAAAGAGATTAAAGCAGCAAGATATTACTATGTTCCAAACGATGTAACAATGGCACAGCTGTTTCCACCAGAAGAAGAGTTTGTGAACTTGCAACCTTATTGCCATCATTTATGGCAAATAGATGAAGACTATGAGTAGACATTCTAAAAAATTAACAGAGCATATCACAATATGGTATGGTAACGATCACGCTATTGGAAAATGGTTTGATGTACACGATAGCAGAGCTGAAGATATAGATGATGATGGAATGAATGAAGGCTATGTATATGAGTGGAGTCAGATATTTCCTAAAGGAACTAATCTAATAGGCTATGAGAAGCCAGACATCTTTGAACTTACTGATGATGATGAAATGACAATTATCATACAGAAATGCGATGAATATATTAATAAATTAAATCAGAAAAACTAATGAGCAAATCACACGTAAGTTTAGAACAAAAAATATGTGTTGTCACAGGACAACCATATGACACAGACAATTTACTGTTAGACACAAGAATTGATAGGGAAACAGGACGATTGAAACAATCCTTAAAACTTAATACTATCACTGGTTGGGGTATCTCACCTGAAGTACAAGAGAAATTTGATAATGGTTTCTATGCACTTGTAGGTTGCGATGAACATAAAAGCGAAAAGTTCTCTAATGGAACTATCAATCCAGAGGGAGCATATAGAACAGGAGAGATTATCTATATGAAAGCAGAAGCTTTCCATAGAATATTTGATACTAATGCAGAAGCTATGAAAAAGAAAGTAGCTTTCATTGGAGATGATGTTATAGAGTTTTTAAAAGACCTTGAAAAAAACGCTCAATAATGTTTATCAAAGATATATTATCGTTAGCAGAACAGACTTTAAGTTATGAAAACTCTCATTTGTTTAATGGCAACTTTTATATTTGTAACACAATTAAAAAGTTACATGGACAAGGAACTATAACAGATAAAGAAATGAATAGAACATTAGCTTATATAAGAAAGCATAGACCATCAAAAGATAAGTATGTAAAGTTCTATAAAAATATTCATTATAATAAAAATGAATACTCTTACTCTTGGTGGGATATGGCTTGGTATTATGAAGATGAGCATATGAAAGAAATCATAGAACAAAAGAAACTATTTTTAAAACATTTAATAGCAAGATTATGTCCAAAGAGGTAATGCTTGTAGAAGCAATAATAGTAATATCATCCTCTATTTTTATAGGGTTTTATTTTGGTGTATTGTTTACAAAACGACACGCTCAAAAGATATTCAAAGAATTAAGAAACGAGATTAATAATTATAAAAACCAGAACAAATGAAAGTAACAACAGTAATGACAGATGGTATTTTAAGTAAAGTATCATTTGAAACAGAATCAATTTCAGAAAACATCATAGATGTTATTCAGGATTTTCTTTATCAACAAGAAAAGACTGATACAGAGATTTTAAAAGAAGAAAAGGTAGAAACACCTATCAAGAAGAAGAAAGTAGCTAAGAAGAAGCCTATTGAAGTCACAGCACCAATTGAAGGTAGTTTTAAAAGACCTACATATGTAGCTACTGGAAACTTAACAGCTAAAGTTATCACTGAAGAAGAAATAGAAGTTATAGAAGATAGCTTTGCTTTACCATTGATAACACCACAAGAAGCATTCGAAGTTAATGAGCCTTTAAAAGAAGCTATTATAGAGAAAGCACCAGCACCTTTAAAACCAATCATAGAAGAAAAAGTTGTAGTAGCTACTATGAAGAAAGCTGAAAATGCTGTAAAAGAACCAAAGGTTAAAATACCATTGCCACCAATATCTGATGTATCATTACAACCTAAAGATGTTATAGAACAGATTAAGAAAAACAAAGGAGAAAACTATCTTAATCGTAGAGGTGTAATGGTTATCGTTAAAGACATTCCTAAAGTAGCACCACCACCTGTAGTTGAGGAAGTAGTAGTAGAAGAAGAACTACCTACTTTAGTAATGCCTGAAGAAGATATAACTGAATTAAAGGAACGCTTTGATGAAGTTATCAGAAAAGCTGTAGAGTTAGGTTTTCCACAAAAGAGCATTGATGCTATCAAATGGGAACAGAACAATACAGATTTAAGAATTTCACAATTAGAAAAAGTAATTAAAGACCAAGAAGCAAAGAAGAAGAATAAATAATGAAATATATCATCCCAAAATTAGAATGGCAAGACTTTAGAACTCTTGATAATGACATCAAGATTACAGAGCTTGACAAGTTTGCTGATATATCATTTGATAATGGTAATTCAGCAAGAATATCTACAGGTCAAATGGCACATACCAATATAGCTTTTCCTTATGAGTTAAACATATTGTATGCTAATGGCAATAGAGATATGATACCTAAATTAAATTTATCTGATTTGAATTTATGGTTAAATAATTTAGATAACGGAAAATTTTAATATTAAAACCACTTATTAATTTAAGTGGTTTTTTTTATGTTTAATATTTAAAATATAATAAGATGAAAGTAAAAACAATTAACAAAGTAATTAAGAAGAAAATGGAAGATTGGTTATCAACAATAACCGATGAAGTTCTAACTATTGAAGTAAGAGAGAATATCTTACTATCAGGAGGCTCAATAGCAAGTATGCTATTAAAAGAAGATATCAATGATTTTGATATTTATATACAAGACCATTCTGTATTATTAAAATTAGCAAAGCACTATGCTAAATTTAATGACCTTACTGTACTTGATGGTAATAACAGAGAACATTATTTAGGATTGTTACCACCTGAAGAAAACTATACAGATAAGCCTTATGGTAACACTTCATTTATGGCAGTAATGTATAAGTCATTACATCCTGGTCAAGTGAAATTACAAATTGATGGTGCTGGTATAGCTATTGCAAATGAAGATATAGAAGAACAAAAAGCTAAAGGAAAGAAATACTTTCCTATTTTCTATTCTCAAAATGCAATATCATTATCAGATGATATTCAGATAGTATTACGTTTTAGTGGTACAGCTGAACAGATACACGAATCATTTGATTTCATACACGCTACAAATTATTGGACTTATAAAGATGGTTTGGTAACAAATATCAGAGCATTGGAAAGTCTATTGACTAAAGAGCTACGTTATCAGGGAAGTAAATATCCTTTAACCTCTGTAATACGAATGAAGAAATTCATTACGCGTCAGTGGACTATTAACGCAGGAGAAATATTGAAAATGTTATTTCAAATTTCAGACTTAGACCTTAAAAACCCTGTCATATTAGAAGAACAATTGATAGGTGTAGATATAGCTTATTTCAGTCAGCTGATAAATATCATAAGAGATACTAAACCAGAGAAACTAACCAATAGTTATTTGGTACAGCTGATAGACAAAGTGTTTAACAATTTTGATGGAGACGAATAATGGGATATTTAATTCCTGTAGCTTGTATAGACCAGTCCGTAAATGGACTGTTTCTATACGATGTAGATTGTGATTGGAGTGCTGAACGCATAGAAGAATTTTTAATAGAACAGGGAAGACATATATCAAACTGTTCTTGGGGAATATTTGATGGAGAAATAACAGATTTAAGAAACGAATAATTATGACATTAGAAGAATTTAGAAGAACAAGAGTTGAAATGAATCAACAACAATATCATACATTATATGATGTTGACCATGAAATGGTTAAAGGAACTGCAAAGCTACATGTTTATGAAGGTGCTTTATACATTAGAGAAATGCTTGATGGTAGTTTCACATTAGATTTAGATACTAATGATTATACTCCAGATACTTCATTATATCGAGTTGAAGAAGACTTTTGGAATATATTCGCTAAAAACGATATGAATCCAAAACCTAATCTTTCTGTTGAAGCCTATACTTTACTGAAAAACTTTAGAGAGGCACAGAATAAATTATTGATACATTGGTTAACTGAAGAAGATGATGCTGATTTAATGAATGAGCACTATCCTGAAGATGTAATGGAATTTGAAGAGATGACTCTTAAGTTATCACAGTGGGTTCAAGAAACTACCAAACACGCATAATGTATAAATTTTATAGAAAATTAGCAAGTGGTAAATGGAAGTATTCAGAAACTTTCAAGAGCACATTAGACCCATACTATCACGAACTTATTAATTATTGTAATGATAATAAAGAAGGTGTGATAGATTGGAAATTAGTAAGAGATTTTGATAAGAAGATTATGTATAGTAATTGTAATGAATTAATTAATACAATAGATAAATGAGCTACAAAATCAAATTAAGTATTACAGTTCCAACATTAAGAGAAGCTAAACTTGTATTGGAACGTTTAAAGAACTCTGTTAATTCAAACTTTGGAGAGTATGAAATAAACCTTAAAAAAGTACAACAGATAATTCCAAAAGATGAAAAAGAAGTTAATATTTTATAAAAGAAAATTATGAGAACAATTAAAGTCAGAAGTAAAGGTGACTTAATGAAAGCTGTTTATACAGAAGAAGAATTAAGGCACATCGACAGTGCGTTACCAATAGCTTATTGGGACGGCAAAGACCCGACAATTCAAGTCGATACAGCATCACACGTTGTAAACTACAATCCACCTAACAGTTGGGGAGTACTTGAAAATATGCATCTTATAGCGAAAGCAAGAGGTATTAAGATAGAATGGATTTCAGCTAACGATTATACATATGTAGACTAATGGGAGCAGGTAATCCAATAATAAAAAGTTTTGATAGTAGTAGGTATAATCCTACTACTTTCTTTTTAGACTTTACTGAATCATATCCTGATAAAGATAAAGCTGTTAAAGAACGTGTAGAGGATATTGACGAAGAGAAATTCGAAGACCTTACACAAGATGAAATAGATACAAAATACGAACTTATATGTGAGTATGAAGTTGCATCTTTTCAAGATGATTATTTCTTTAATATTGATGAATCAGAAGGTATATGCGATTGGAGATTTCCAAACAAACATGATATGTATCATAGAGAACTATCAGCAGCATATATGGGTACAGCTATAGTATTAGCGATGAATGATGATACATTGATACTAACTACTGATGAAGCTGAATTACATCACTATCCTTTAGGTGTTATTCCGAACTTTAAGTACGATGAAATTTGTGAAGAAATGTGGGAAATACATTCTCACAAAGAAGATTGGTATGAGTCCAGAGGTAGAGATTTCAATGATAGAATCAATGAGTTAGCAGAGAAAGAATATGATAAGAGGCTTGAAAAATGGAAAAACAAATACGAACCATTTATGAGAATGTTTCATAAGCATTGGGGAAATATTATGTCCATAAGAAATGGTGCTTGGCAAAGCACTTCAATTAAAACAATAGGAGAAACATATAAATTTTTATAAAATGATAAAAGTATTAGTAGAATATGATGGAGAAGGCAGAAAAGAATGCCCTTCATATTTCTATACAAATAATGTACCGAGAATAGGAGAGCTTATTTCTTTTCCTGTAAGAGACACAGAACGAGATCTAAATTGGACTACTTTCAAAGTTAAGGGTATTGATTATTTAATCAATAATGAGAACTTATGTAGAGAAGTTGAATTATTTGTAGAAATTGAAAGATGATAAAAGTATTAGTAGAGTTAGACCCTTTTAAAACAGATGGCTGTTGCCATACTGAAGAAGATTATATCAAATACTATAAACCACAAGGATGGTTATACGATAAACATTATGAAGCTATTTATTATGAAGTAGAACTTCCTTTTATGCCAATAGAAGGACAAAGACTTGGAATAATAGATGGAATAGCTATTGTTACTTATGCTATATATGAAATAGGAGAAGAAAAAGTTTTAGACAAAAATTCTTTTTATAATAGAACGAGAATTGTAGTAGATTACGAATAATATTAATAAAACAATAAACAATTATGGCATTAAAATCTAAATCAGATTACGAAAAGTATTTAAACTTTCTACATAACGTAGATGTAGTAATGGACTTAACAGAACATTGTTGGGCTGGTAACGACAAGAGTTCTATAGATAAGAAGTGTGCTAAATCATACGCAAAAAAAGGTATGTATGGTACAGTAATAAGAAAATTCGACTCAATAGCTTTTGAAGTCGGTTATAACGAATGGAAATAATATGAAAACACTACCGAATAGATGGGATATTATATATCTCGGAACAGTAGGCTTTGCACAAGTAGGTACAGATACCTATAAAGCTAAAGCAGCGATTGAACGACAAATAATGACAGCTTTCTTTACAGAGAGTGATCAGTTGAAAGTACCATTGAAATTTCACGATAAAGCATATTTCTATTGGAATTTATGTCCTCACGATTTTGGCTCTTATTATGACTTTCAAATAGCATATGATAGAGATACCATAGATGATTGGGAAGATGATGATGAAATGTTACAAGATTATGCAGAGTTTTGGGATTGGGCTAATAATTGTGAAAATGCTATTAATCAATATGAAGAAGAAATCACAGTACTATGCAATGAGCTCTATCGTAATGCTATTACAATGGAAGTCGTACATAAACGTATAGAAGACAAGAATGAAGGATTAAAAGTTGTTTAATGGACTTGATAGAACTTTATAGTAAACCTAAAGATTATAAGTTTACTAAAAGGGAAATAAAGTTCATAAAGAAACACTTACCTAAACATTCTTTTAGAGCTAAATACGCTCTCTACAACAAGAAAAGTTCCAAAGGTTTACAAATAGCCTTTATCATAGATACAATGCCTTACCAATCACGTAAGAGTGGCGTAGAGAACTATTGGACTTACATATGTGATAGACCATTAACAAATATAGAATACGATGAGATTATCGAAAATTACGGTATGAACAATCGTAGGTTTAAAGTATGGTACTATAAACACATAGAGAAACTTATCCTCGATGATATGAAGTATAACCTGGAAACACCTGAAGAATTTGTTAAGATTTGTAAAGACAAAGGATATACAGGTGACTTTCAATTAAAAATAGAATTTTAAATTATGTTTATTGGAGCTGAAATAACAGTTAAAGAGGCTATAAGCCTTTGGAATGAAAGAGCCATATTTGCTTATGATATTATAGCAGAAGTAGATTGGCAAATAAATATTCAAGACGCTTGCGACCAACGTAGTGTCTATGAAATATTAGAACAAGAAATGAGTAACAATCAAGATATTGTTCTTTACGTAGAAACAACTTAATTATGGAAAGTAAATCGTTTCACAATACTACCAATGAAAAACCAGAGGTAGTAAAAGTAAGAGTAAAAGAAACTCAATCGCAAGAAGAAATAGTAATGAACATAATGAGGAAGCATATTAAGTTATCAGCTTCATTAGTTTGGGAGAAATACCCTAATAATATTAGTGTTCCACTAACGTCAATAAGACGTGCATTAAGCAATTTAGCTTTTAATAAAAAGTTAGTAAAGCTTGAAGATAAACGTACAGGTATTTATGGCGCACCTGAATGTTATTACTCTATGCCATTAGGACAACAAACATTATTTTAAAACACAATAAATATTATGAGCAGAAGTTATCCAATCTGGCTTGATGTTACAGCATGTAAATACAAATCAGACAAATCATTTGGTTTCAAACAAACAGGAGAAATCAAAATCAAAGTAGGGAGTTCAAAATCAAATTCTCACGATTTTTTACAAACTGTTATTACTAAAAGAGCAGGTATATACAAGAATATTAATGTATGGATATTCAAATATTCTGTAGATGATATCGTTTTAAAGATATCAGTCTTTCAAGATAACAAAGGTAAGCCGGGCGATCATTGGTTTGACAAAACAAAACTAACAGCAATCAAATCCTTAAAACTATGACAGAAGCAGTAAAAGATTTAGTAACCCAAAAATTATCAGAATGGGTAATCTCTTCATTAAAAGAACATGCTAATTCATTAGTAGAAGAATATTTCGAAAATGAACCTGGAGAAAATAAAGATGAAATGTATAATAAAATAATAGCTAAAGTAAAATATAGATTATGACAACAGAAGAAATAGAAATGCAACGTATATGTGATATTGCACGTAAATTAGATAGATGGGAAATAGAAGCTCTATTGGAAGATATAGGAATAGCTTGTTATGATTACGAACCTACACAACTATTAATTGAATGTTTAGTTGAAAATGTTATTTCAGGAAACATAGAAGAATATCAACTTACAAATGAATAGGTATAGAGTTCAAAAACGTGAATGGTCAGCTGATGTTGTAGAAAAGAATATCAGTAGTGACCCGAAGAAACCTATATGGAAAGTCTATATAGCACCAATATCGCATAGACACGATATTGTAGCAGGAGTAATATGTGAATTTTTAAATGAAAAGTTATGAGCAAAACAATGAGTAAATTACAAATGATAGCCAGAGAGCAAGGCTATAGAACTATTGATGAACTATTAATGGAAACAATGTTGAGAAGTATTGTTCCTGGTATATGTATGAATGATGGCTGTAATGCTGTCTATCAATATGAACCTGACCAAGATAAAGGTTATTGTCACGTATGTAAAACAAAAACAGTTAAGAGCTGTCAATTGATATGAAACATTGGGAACCGATAGAGTACCACTATATTGCTAACAATATGATTAAGTACGGTGGTGGTTTTTTCAGACAAATTGGATATGCTATTAAAAAAGCAGACCAAGTAAACAGGAACAAATTATCAAGAACTTTTGCTAAAGAATTTAGCAAGTACTATGAAATGACAGACATAGAAGATTATAATTCAATAGAAGATATAGAAGATGAAAACAACGAAAGCGTTTAAGGAAGCAATTCTAAAAGACTTAAATGAAAGAGCATCCGAAGATCCTTTCTTTGAGGTTAGATTTCAAAATGAAGAAAAGAATATAGATGATTGTATTACCTATATTCTAAATCAAGTTCAGAAAAGTGGATGTAATGGATTTGAAGATAGTGAGATATTCAATATGGCTTATCATTATTACGATGAAGATAATATTGAAATAGGTGGTGCATTTAATGGTAGTGTTGTTGTTAATCACACAGTAGTTCTTACAGAAGAAGAAAAAGCTGAAGCTAAACAGAAAGCTATCGACAGTCTTATACAACAAGAACGAAATAAAATGTTAAAGAAACCAGAGGCACCTAAAACCTCAACATTATCAAGTGATAACGAACCTACTTTATTCTAATGCAAGCAAAGACTAAATTTCAGAGAGAGATAGTGGCTTTAGATAAAAAGCTACCAAAGATAACTCAAACCCAAATGAAGTGGGCCAGAGAGAACGCACATAGCTTTGTTGCTTTCCGTAATAAGTCAGGAAATATCCATTGTCTACATTGTGGTCACGTATATAAAGTTCATACTACACAAGGTTGGCAAGATGAAGTAATGGGTGATAACTGTCCTAACTGTAAGCATAAACTAAAAATAGTTTCAACGCAACATAGAACATACGGAGAAACAAGAGAGTTCAGAATAATAACAACTTTCAAAGAGTATCAAGTTATCAGACTATTTGAAATACGATGTACCTACAAAACGAAAGAGAAAGGTGTTTATTGGATTTTTGAAAATTCAAGAATATATCTTAACGAACAAGGTAAACACGCTATCATTGGTTATGGTAGAATGGCTGGTTGGTATGGTAGTAGATTTTTTGGAGAGTTCTCTCTAAAGAATAACAAGTCTATCAATGCACACGACCAACATGTAAACTATACTTATCCACGTATTAAATATCTACCTATCATTAAAAGAAATGGTCTTGAAAAATACGATGATAATATTACACCGTTTACTACGTTCTGGTTATTGCTTACTTTTCCAATAGCTGAAACATTGCTAAAACTTGGATATGTAGATGGCTTTCAAACTTGTTGTTATAGCTACAGAAGAGAGCAGATACAGAAATATTGGTCTTCATTTAAGATAGTATTTAGAAATAAATATAAGATAAAGAAAATGGAAAATTATTTAGATTACTTAAAGCTTTTAGAAGAATTTGGTAAAGATTTAAGAAGTCCTAAATATGTTTGTCCAGAGAACTTTAAAGAAGCTCATAATGTCTATGTCAAGAAAAAACAAAAGCAATATGAAGCTATAAGAAGAATGAAAGATGAAGAACGTAAACAAGCAGAGCTTGAAAAATTACGTAAAGATAAAGAGTGGTATAGTAAACGTATGGAACGATGGAAAGAACTTGAATTTAAAAATGGAGATGTAATGATCACAGTTATAAAAACTGTAGATGAAGTAGAGAAATTAGGTAATCTTTTTAAGCATTGTATTCATACTAATGGATATCATAGAGAAGAAGATGCACTATTACTTTGTGGTTACTATAAAGGAAAACCTAAAGAAACTATAGAAGTTTCATTAGAGAATTTTACCATAGTTCAATCCAGAGGTTTAGGCAATAAAGCATCAAGGTATAATAAACCTATTATAGCTACTCTTACAAAGAACCTTAGAACTATCAAGAAGATAGCAAAGCAAAAAGAAGTCAAATTAAAATCAGCATAGATTATGGAAAAAACAGAGAAAAATTATGATGTCTATCATAGGATAAATATTGAGATACAAGTATTGGCAAGTATTATAGGAGCCGATAATAAGAGTGGTGTTAAAGAACTTGTTCTAAAACACAACCTTACTATATTAGACTTTCATTCTTTTACTCACCAATTTATTTTTAAAGCAGTATTAGAATGTTATGAAAATGGCATTATACCAACAGTAGTTACTATTTGTCAATTTAGACCTGATAAGTTTAGATTTAATAATGCAAAGACTTTTGAGTATGAAGTTATTGATATTCTACAAAAAGGAATTAACTCTCACGTACTATTAGAGCATCACATAATGATGCTTAAACAATATGTGTTATTTGATTTCTGGAACCATAAAGCCTACGATGTGCTTTATGGGAATTGGAACAATCGAGATGTACTTCAAGTTGGAGATAATATTATTAGTGCCTATAATAAACTTTATAATAGGTTAACTGTTAATATTACTACGCAACAAGAAAATGATTACGAAACTGAAATACGTAATAAGGTTAAAAATAAATCAGAAGGTAAGTCTACAGGTATTACTACCTCTGTAGATGCTATTGATTCATTTACAGGCGGTTATTCTTTAGGCGAATTAGTTATCATAGCAGCAAGACCAGGTATGGGTAAAACTACCTATGCTTTAATATCAGCTTGGAACTCTGCAATGGAAGGTAATCACGTAGTATTCTTTTCATTAGAAATGGCACGTAATCAGTTGAAATCTAAATTGATTGGACTGATCACTGGTATTGAATACAAAAGAATAAAAAAAGGGGAACTGTCTAATGATGAATTGATGAAAGTAATACAAGCTGATAGGTATATAGAGCAATCAAATCTTGTTATTGATGATAAAATCAGAACTATTGAGGACATAGTACGAAAGTCTAAAGAATATGTAGCTAAGTTTAATACTAAGCTATTCTTTTTAGATTACATACAAAGAACTGGTAGTGTTGATAAGATGGAACTAAGAGTATTAGTGACTATTATTACAAGAGAGTTGAAATCTATAGCTAAAGAGCTTTATGTTGCTTTTGTTGCTTTATCTCAATTAAGTAGAGCAGTAGAGAACAGAGAGAATAAAAGACCTAAACTATCAGATTTAAAAGAGTCAAGTAGTATAGAAGAAGATGCTGATATTGTAGCATTCTTATATAGAGAAGCTTATTATGATGAACAGAAAGGACAAACACCTGGTTTCTCTGAACTGTTCCATACGGAGTTTATTATAGGTAAGGGGAGAGATATTGGAACTACTACTATTCACTTGTTTATTAATCCTATTAATATGACTATTAATAGTTATAATTTTAGTGGTAAGTATGAATAAAAAAGAGAGGCTTAATATCCAAATAGCCTCTCTTTATATATCTAATGAAGTAGTGATTATCTCACATTTTGTAGAACTTCGAGCCAAAGGTAGTTGTTTTTTTTTATTAAAACAACACTACTATGGTGTTGTTTCTATTTTTTGTTTATATTTGTTAAAAAATCAGATATGCATTTTAAAGAATTTAATAGAGAAGTATCAGAAAAGTTTGGTCTTTCTCTTAAACAAAGCAAAGATATTTTAGCATTTGTGGAAAACAGTATGTTAGAAAAGATAAAGTTTGGTACTCATATTACATTTAGAGAGTTAGGTACTATTCTAATAAAAGTAAGACAGAAGAAAAAGTATTTAAACTTTCAGAAAGATGTAATGGTTACATCACCAAAGAAATACTACATATACTTTAGAGTACCTAAAAAGCTGAAGAAATTCTTATCAGAAAAAGTCTGTTATTAATGTACATTAAAGACTTATCACAAGACAAAAGTAAAAATGTCAGAAAATTTACTTCACAATCCGATTGTTACAGTTACTTAACTAATGAGGTCTTTTTAAAAGAGGACTTCATTAGGCACGTAACTGATACGGCTAAGGCTAACAATGTTAGCTATATAGTAGCATACACAGTAATAACTAATTATTTAAACAATATCTTATATGAAGTAGACACACAAATAATATCCAAAAGAAAAAAGAGCAAAATTCGCATTCATAGTTATTTCTCCATATTGATTGGTTTTAGACTCAATGCAAGTAAACGATTATATTCATATTTAAAAACAGTACAGAAATGAACGCAAATGATTTTATAGTACCTAATTCTTCAAAGAAGAGATTAGACAAACAAGTTTTAGAAGCAGGACCAAATCCTGGTATTTTATATTCCATAGTTGATTGTGGAACACAGTACAATAAGTACTTTGACAAAAGCTCACGTATAGTGAGATTGATATTTGAATTTCCTTTATTAAAGCAATTATTTAATGAGGGAGATACAGAAGCACGCTCAACAGTAGTGAGCCAAGAGTACACTTTTATGTTAGGGGAAACCTCAAACTTAAAGACCAAGATTATTGATGGAGCAGAAGGTAGAATTGTACCTAAAAGCGAATACAAAAATGGTTGGAGTATAGGTCAATATTTAGGTAGAACATTTATTGTTGATATCATAAATAGACCAAAGAAAGACGACCCAACTATTATTTATAATAACATTGGAAGTATTAAAGGTCTTACTGATAAGTTGAGAACAACTTATAATTTTGATTGGGAATCAGTAGTGAGAACTAATGATTTATTATCTTTTATGATTGATGAAAAAGGAGAATGTTTTAGAACTGAAGAGTTTACTAAACTACCTGATTATCTTCAAAAAATGATAAAAGAAAGTGAGGAAGCAGTACGTTACGCAAATAATGGTGGTGCTTTTGCTACAAGAGAACAATTTACTAATAATGGTACAGGACAAGCACCTAAAGCAGCTCCACCTATTCAGAGAGCACCTGTATCTTCAACAGAACCTATCAAGCAAATGCTTGTAACTGATTTCACATATGAAGAATATATAGCTTCAAATTGGACAGATGATTTATTAGTAGCACATGGTAAGATGGAAATAATTCAGCCACCTAAAGTTGCTACACCACCAGCACCAGCAGCAGCACCAACAGCTCCTGTTTCTTCAGCACCTACATTAGATATGGTAGATGAAAATGAAGATGATGTACCATTTTAATTAACTTTTGAAGAGAGGTCTCGCCTGAGCAATGGGTAAGGTTTACAGCAATTTTCCTTACCGCCTCTCTTCATTTTTAACAACAATTCTATGCAAATATTAAGAGGGTTAATTCTATTAGGTAGTTTAGGTAGAGTATGGGCGACTTCAAGAAAAGCAAGAAACGTTTATCAGTCTATTTCTATATTGGCTTACTTCAAAATTATGAATGATATGGAGAGCAATAGGGAAACAGTTATCCCAACTATTAAAGCTGATAATCCACCTCAAATTATCCAACAGATGAAATCTTATCAATTTAAAACAAGAAGAATGAAAACAATACAATGTATTCAGGAAATAAATCGAGTAACGAATGATTATTAATATCATTATATATGTAGCAATCTATGTATTAATCGGAGTATTAATACATCATGAAACAGAACCTTTATTACGTAAACGTCATTTTATGGACTATTCAAGAAGCAACTTTATTACATTACTATTAGACTATGTATTTTGGTTGCCTATGCTTATAATTTATGTAATTGTAAAAATCAGACAATGGATATCATAGTACCAATGCACACACCTTTGATGATTAATAAGATTGGACTTATAGATGCTGATTTTATTAAGTATAGAGTTATCAATAAAGTTCTTAAAGAAATGGAGAGCAAAGAGATTAAAATTTATGATAAGACCACTAACAATATAGCTACCTATACTCAACAAGAGATAGATAGATTATTGGATTGGTTTAACCCTAAAGGACTAATCTTTTGTTTTTCAGGTGTTACAGAGCATACATACAGATATAATGTTGCTTATGAGAAAAAGTATAAAGGAAACAGAACCAGTCAGCTCTTATATGAGAAACAAGAAGATGATAAGTTTAGTGTTATAAAATACATTAAGGAACGATATCCAACACTTCTATTCAAAGATTTAGAAGCAGACGATTTAATATCTATGCTACAAGATGAAGATACTTTTATCTTGTCAGAAGATAAAGATGCAGAGCAATGTCCGGGTACACATTTCGATATGAAGAAAGGTGAATTTAAAGAAATATCTAAAAAAGATGCTTGGGTATTTTTAATGAGACAGATGCTTTTAGGTGACACTGTTGATAACATAGGAGGATTAAAGTCTTATGGTGAGATAACTGTATATGAGTTATTAACAAATACTAAGGTATCTGATTATCATACAGCTGTACTTAAAGCCTATACAGATATCTATGGTCTTACAGAGGGTATAGATAGATTTACAGAAACTTGGAACCTTGTTAAATTAAGATTGAACAGAGGTACTTATTTTAAAAGTAAATATCAATTAGCATTCGATACATTAGAAATGATAAAACTACAAAAATGATAATAACAGCTAAAGAATTTGGTTCATATTTCATTGAAGTTGATAATTACAATCATACATTGAAATTTGCCACAGGTAGAAGAAATGATAAAGACATACCTATTACAGAAATTATAGGGTACTACAATTCAGTAGAGAACGCAGTAGCAAAGATTATACGATTACGTATGAACGAACTACATACAGATAATATGCTAACAATGGAAACGTATATCAAAGATTTAAAAACAATAAAAAAGGAATTATTAAAAGCAGAATATAATGTCCAAAAATGAAGAACCAACTATGATCACTGTAATTAATACAGATGAATTTAAAAAGTTACCACCTTCTACACAGAAGTTAATAACCAAACTTACCAAAGATTTAAAGGTAAGTGGATTGAACCTACTAAATCCTTTAGTGGAGAGTATGGTTATTATTGATGGCTTTAAAGCTATCAAATACGATGCTGAAAATGCAGAGACTATTCAGCAGTATAAAGATGCGAAAGCTACTATTCGTTCATTTAATGCGAGTACACGTAAGGCTAAGAAAGAAATCAAAGCACCTTTACTTGCCACAGGAAAGGATTTAGACCGTATAGAGAAGACTTTCTTAGAGGAAGCTAAGGAAATACAAGAAAAGTATTTAGACGTTGAATTTAAGCCTTATATAGATGAGGAAGAAAGAAAGAAAGAAGAAGCATTAGCTAAAAAGAATGCAGCAACTACAGCGAAGATAGCAGAGCTTAGTGAGGAAACGACAGAACAAAAGATAGCTTTAGAACGCTCTAATGTTTTTGGAAAGTATAGCAGAGAATATCAAGAGATATTAAATGCTACTATTGAAAAGATAGACCATTATTCTATAAAAGCATTGGATAATGAAAAACATATACTTGAAGCCTCTGAATTTTCTTTACCTGAAGAACATATTAATACATTGTTACCAGACCAAGTAGAGAACTTAAAAGCCTCATACAATGGTATTATTTCAACTTCATTGCGATTAATTAATTCAAAGATTGATGATATACATCAGAAAATTGAATTAGAAAAAGCAAAGGAGAAAATTGAAAGCACAGAGAATTATGGTATAAAAGAAATGATAGCACCAGTTATTGACGATGATATACCACAAGTTCCTGGTCCTGATATTACTTTTGGAGAGAACTTTAAAGGTGCTATGGAAGCTCTTATAGAATATATAGGAGAACTACCTACTACTTGTGAAAAAGAAGAAAAAGCTAAAAGTTCAGCAGTAGCTGGATTAGGAAATTATATGCTTAAAATCTTAAACTTCTTGAATAATGAAGACGGAAATTAATGGCATAGAAACCTATTTTGAATGGTGGCTTTTAGAAATGCAAAGTTCAGGCTATATAAAATCATTCGAAAGAGAAACAGAAGTGTTCTTAGTAGCGCCCATAGCAGAATATGGGCGTTACAAACGCTTTAAAAGGAAAGAAAAAGAGATAGAAGCTTTTGCTTTATTTCCAAAGATTGAGTATTCATATGATTATAAAATATATTGGAATAAAGAAGCTGAATATCTATTTTATGAAGAAATAAATGAATCAGAAATATTTCAATTCGGAAGACCTGTTTTTGTAGCTCATAAAAATAAACATGAGCAAACAGATGAAAATGATGACTATCCAATAGTATCATATGTAGACGTTAAGCCAACCAATAGCGTACAACGTAAAGGTGGCAAAGTAAGTTCAAGTATAACCTTTCCTTTAAAGAATAGAATACTTTGGGATAGGAGTAGAATTTATATCAATAAGGTAGTTCCTATGCCTATGAGTGGAACAGGATTTAAGTCAGCCTTATTTATTAAAACCTTTACACCTCAACGTTATTTATTAACTGATGGTGGTAAACAGTTACGAAAGATTAAATATCCAGTAACAACAATGTTAGCCTATGTAAACAAACAAAAAACAGAAATAGAAACCTTATTAAAAAACACTATATGAGTCCAATTGCTATTATAATTATTACCTTATTCTGTATCGCACTTGCTACAGCTGTAATTTATCAATATGTAACTTTTAGGTCAAGAAACAATCCTTTTACAAAAGGGCTTGACTATCATTACATACCAGCTAAATTAGGAACTTTAGAACAGCATTTATTTACACTTATTAATACTTATAGGAAAGACTGTAATGTTGATAAGGTATTAAAAGCTGATAGCTATGCTACTGAATTATCTAAACTAAGATGCCTTGAAATGATATCTCAAAATGAATTGAGTCATTTACAATGGGTAGATGAAGCTAATGAGTTAATTCAGCTTGGTGCTGATAGTGTAGGAGAGAATATAGGTTTTGGCTATAACAGTCCTGATGGTGTATTTAATGCTTGGGTAAAAAGTGAAAGCCATAGAAAGAATATGCTTAATGCTGAATGGGATTACATAGGTATAGGAATTGTAAAAAGTAGTAGTAACAGATATTGGTATTGCACCTTATTTATAACACAATAAATTATGAAAATAGACTTATCAAAAGTAGACAGAGTTATCGTTTTAAATCAAGATAATGAAGTAACAGAAGATTTCGCTATTCATAGCGTAGAACTTGTAAGTGGACAACTAACAGGTAGAATTTTAAAGCTAAAGAAAACTACTTACTAATGGTTATTTATTTTTCGGAACGCAACAAGATATTAATACAAGAACATGAAGATATGTTTGAGAATACATTGAATGAATTTACGAAGTCATTAGGTATAAAAAACTATTATCCTGTTTTTGTAAACTTCTTGAATATTCCAATGAAAATAAATTATGATGTTAATTTTTATAAACTTAATGATGATATTTATGTAACAAATATTATCGTTTCAAATATTAAAGAATAATGAAAATAGAAATTCATGAAAGTAAGATAGATGTCTCTGATGTTTATCTTAAAGAGAAATATCCACATACTGGTTTCTTTTATAATACACAAGCCAATGTAGTTATATATGTGAGCAAAGATTTTGCTATATATATAGCACCCTATGATGAACTTAAATCTTTGGAGTTTAAACAAGCAAGTGAAGAAATGCATAAGCAACCAATCAAATTTGAACAACCAATAGGAGTTCCATTACATAGACCTCATGTGAGT